TTAAAGAAACTTATCGATACTATTAAAAACATTTAGACTAGCGGCTTTTGTTGAACGGGTGTAGTCTGCTGTCATTTGAAGATTCTTATGTCCGAGATAGTGCATGACATCAATTTGCGGTTTGTTGGCAGCAATCGCTTGTGTTGCAAAATAATGCCTGAGCAAATGTGGGTACACTTCAACGCCGGACCCATTGCTTACTCTCCGCATCAATCGATTGAGATGGGTGGGGTGCAATGGGTTACCATCATTGTTAAGCCACAGCCAATGTTTCTCCGCTTGAATATGGTTCCTTTGCCTTAGATTATCAGCCGTAATCATTGCGTACTTCAAATAATCAACGGTTTTGCCAAATGCCCATATGGTTCTGTACGATGATTTGGTCTTGAGCGGGCCGCCATTAAGTTCATTTGTGTTACGTTGCATGTCAATCGAGATTTGCGCGACATCGGCATCGTTGATTTGATCGTGGGATATTTTGATGGACTCATTTCGAAGCCCCATCACTTCTCCACGGCGAAGCCCGAGGGTTGCAGTGATGATCAATGCCATTTCGTACTTATCCAGATTCGTCTTTGCTGTATTTAGCCACAGCTCAAATGAATGTGGTTCTAAATCCTTATTTCGAGGCGCTTTTCCATTGATCTGCATACCTCGAAGCCGGTTTTTGTCGATGACATCCTCAAATTCAGCAGCATTCATGATGCTCTTCATGACAGCATCAATAGTATGAACAGTTGTTAACGCTAGACCTGATTGTGATAACTCATCGAGAAAACGCTGATATTTGGATCTTGATACATCTTGTAGAGGTGTTTTGCCAAATGCCGGCTTGAGATACTTTGAATAGAAGTTCTTGTTCGCTCTTGCTGTTGATTCACGCCAGATACCCATTTTCATTTTCCGCTTTGCCATTTGCTGGTAATATTGATCAACTGTCATTCTATGACCCAAAGACCCTGAAACTTCTCCACGAGCAAGCTTTGCCTCAAATTGTTTGATTTCAATATCAGCATCTTGCCAATGGATGAAACCGGATTTGGAGAATTCTTTTCTTTCTCCCATAGCATCATCATAGGTTCGTCTGACCCCAAACCTTTTCCCCTTCTTGGTTTGGTATTCATATACCCCTGGATGGCGTTTGTATGGTGTCCATTTTGGCATGATAATACCTCCAATTTGTCTATTAAGTTGATTGATTTGTACATAAATTCAAACGTACGTTCGCTTTTTCATTAAAATAAAAGCCCCGAGGAGGGCATTTATAGTCAGATAGCTGATAGCACCGTTTTAGCTTTTGATTCCATTTTTGTTACAGGACTGCTAAATAAAAACTCAGGTGCTTTGCCCCGATTTTTAGTGTTAGCAGAATAATTCAGTTTGTATTCGTATTTACCAGTTGCTGATTTATAAAGATTTTGAATCAAAGACTTGTGGTCATATGTGACTATCCACTTGAACGAACTGAGTGACAGAATTTCCTTTGCCAAGGTCTGATGATCATTCTGTGACAAGGATGAATAATATAAATTGCTGCCCTGGTCAAAATAGGGCGGATCAAAGAAAATAAAGGTATTTTGTGCATCAAATTGCTGAGGAATTTTTGGTATTATTTCAAGTGCATCTTTATTGGAAATAGCAATAGAGTCTCGTCGATCATGTATGGCCATGATTTTGCCAATCAACGTCTTCTTGTTGAACCTTGCACTGATCTTGGTATTCTTCTGGGACCAACCTCCAAGCGGGCCTCCGGTGATAATACCGCTTCTGTTTGTTCTGTTCAGGAATAAGGTAGCAAAGGCGCCTGAAAGCGAATGTGCATTTCCTTTTTCCTCAAAGTAAATAGCATGTTCTTTTTGCCAATAAGCAATGTTGGAATCTGTTTGGCCATCTTCGTAATAATCAAAAGGAACCGACTTTATTCTTCGAATTAGATAGTCTGGATGGTTTAAAATAGCCTCCCATACAGAGAAGATCGAAGGATCAAGGTCGTTAATCACAATTTGGCGTACATCACCCTTAAACAGTAACTTTAGCCCAGTGGCGGAACCTCCAGCAAAAGGCTCAATATAAGTATCATTCGTTTGATTTAATTCAATCAAATTTTTGACAAACGGATATAGTTGGCTTTTTCCACCGGGATATCTAAAAGGAGAATATGTTGATGGCATGTGCTCACCCCCGTCTGTTATCATATATCAATCAATTCAGTATGGCCATAGTTCTGACTGAATCTTTTTATATGATTCGTAGATTTGTTTGAGTAAAGCATTCACAGAATCGATATTTGAGATTGTCCATGAATCCATTAATTCATTTTGAAATTGTTTGAGAGGACCCTTGAATATGCTTTTAAAATGATCTGTCTTGCTTGGACCATCAGGAAACATTTCTGCTATCCGATCTTTTAACTTGTCTGGGGATAAACCTCGATTGTAGACTGAGGGAGTATTATAAAAATCTTTGGAAAGATTGGAATTTAATGAGTATTCAACAAGCTCTGTTTCTATCGCTTTTTGCGTGGGCAATAAAAATAAGTGTGACTTGTTCTGATCGGAGTTGATATTAAAGGGAGCATTCGCCAAAGAATCTTGTAACGATTCGCACTGCTTCTTTTGATGAAGATCGCCATCCAGCACAATAATCGACTTATTATATAAATCATTATCGTTTACGGCTAAACTTATGAGCGAGTTCCAGGCTATACTTATGTTCAAAAAGTTCATTTCATAAAGTTCTTGCACATTTTTAAACGTTGAATTCCTGATCATACGTTTAAATAAACGACGGGCAACGCTATCTTCCATAAGCAGTTGTACTTGGTTATTCTTTGTGCCTTCGTCAAATGTAGACATTAAGCCATACCGGATAAAGGATAGGGCTGGGTTTTTTAAAATATCCACGTCTTTCGTAACCCCATTACGATTGAAGTATATAGTCTGTATAGACTCTCCTATGTGTTCGACGTGTTGGCGCTCAACGATATGGTGTAGGAGCGAAAGACTATGTGTGGTAAATACAATCTGGTAGCCGACTCGTTCAGTCTCACTTAAAAGAAAGTCAAACAGAAGGTTTTGTGCGCCAGGATGTAACGCTGCGTCCAATTCATCGATGCATAAAATTCCACCATTAAAATCGGCACCCATTTGTGATTTCAGTCTTCTAAAGCTCCATACCGAACGGAGAATTTGTCCGAGATTATCTTGACCGCTGGAATTAGATGTCGCCGAGTATTGTGACGTGTTAATCCCAAAGTTTTCTTGCTTTTGCGTTGCAGCTCGAACGTTTTGCGCAGAAACGTTTTCGGCTTTAGGGTCAAAGGATTCCTTCATAATGAATCGGTGTTTTTCGAGTATTTCTCTTTCAATATCTAAAGGAAGTTGGCTTTGCTTGGCTGTGTCGGATTCGCCAACGGGAACAAGTCTAGATAATGTCAAATAATACGATGGCCATGAAAGCTTGGCTTCCGTTTTCCGTAACATTGTTTTTTGGGGAATCAGGCGATACCTTATTTTTTCGTGAGACTTTTGCTTTGTTGCACGGAAAGACAATTTGTCCTCCTCGAAGATAGAATCCGTGAATTTGATGGCTACCTTGTTGTTGCCTTGCGTGTCATGATCAGGGTCAAAGAGGACGACATTTGCAAATTCACCCCGAAAGGGCTGGCCCGTCAAGGTATGAAAACCCCTAATCTCTCCTATATTCGAAAGAATTGCGAGGATGGTGGACTTTCCGACACCGTTCACACCTGAAATACAAGTTATGTTTTTCCCAAGCGCTAGTGATACTGAATTCTGAAACGCCCTGAATTTATTGATGCTGAGACTTTCAATTCGCATAGTTTAAGAAATTCCTTCCCAGCCTTCCGCCGAAGGCTATTTATTTTCCTAAAAACCAAACTCGTTATGGGGTCGTATTATTGCATCTTTCTAACCATCATCATGAGCGCGCCGATAATGATAAAAACGGCTGCCCACCAGAGGTTGCTGCCGGGCTTATCAGGGTCAATGAGCCAACGAATCCAATGATGCCTGTGGCCAAACAGGGCCAAGTAGACGCCTATAAGAACAATGATGAGGCCAATGAAGTGTGCCCCGCTTAATGTATCTGGACCATTCATAAGTGCATCTCCAAGAACTGAGCTTAGATTTCGTTTAGCTTGCTGAACTCGATGTCATTGTTGTATCTAATCTTGACGGTTAGTGGGTTGCAACGGATGATGACGGGTCGATCATACTGTAACGATTTTTGAAAAGAATTGATGTTTTCCGTAAAGCATGGTAAGGCCTCCTCAGCGGTCAATACAACGGCCTTTGCACGCAATAGCAACGATGAGTGGTGTAGCTCATTGAAACAGTAAACAGCCACCACAGGCTTCTCTAGGACGTTGTGAATGGTAGTAGTGTCGCGATCAGTGTAAAAAAGGATTTCTTTAAGCGATCGGTGTGATTTAAGTGGTGTCAGTGAAACTATATTAGGAAAACCGGTATCGGTATCAAGCGGAGCTACCTGCATAACGGTACACTCTCTTAACAGTATATCGGCCTGCCTGATCGTAGAATTTGCCATAAGTAAGACTCCTGTCTTAACTATTAATTTGATACGAGTAGCTATGTTTTTAACCGTTGATGGTGAATGCAATTCATCTTTGGTATAATTAGGTGAATAGCATTTAATACTAGACCCAAACAAAGAAGGTGACACTGTGCTTTTCACATTAATTCTTGTTGCTCTGATCGTCAGTCTTATTGTCGTTGTAATCGCCCTGCGGATTTACACAACCGGGTTGGTTAAAGAACTTGCAATCATAGAAAATCGAATCGACAATAAAATTAGATTAAACAATAAATTTCACAAATGATTTGCCAAAATCAGAAAAGGCCACAAACGATTTCCGAAAGTCTAAGGTTTCATTATCTGCAAAACCCAACTTTTGGGGAGCTTCGCCAATTGTTCTCCACCTTGATTCGTACGCTTCATACTTCTTTTTATAGTGATCATCAGTGAGCCAAGAGTTCTCTTTTATCTTGATTATACCTGAATGCTCAAGCAGATTTATTGGTACATCTAGTTTCCCTGAACCATCTTCGTTGTTATCGAATAAATATGCTGTAGCTAGAACATCACGGTTGCTGCCAGACGGTTGTCTTGCGATCAACGTAATGCATGGTACTTGAGACGCATAGTTGCTATTTATTTCACGTATTAGAGAAGCTTCTTCTACGGACATATTCGAAAGAATGTTCGCATATTCTGGGTAAAAAGTACTGTTCACACGATTGTCTAATCCTTTGGCGATCAAGCGAGCAAATGCTTCACGCATTTCCTGCTCATTAAGCCTGAATTTGGAGTCATCAACCGCCTTAAGAACAAAATTGACTTTTGATCCATCCCTATTTTCTTCTGGTATCGTCTCAATGTGGTCCCTAATTCTCGTAGCATAATCTGTTATTTCTTGCTCTTTTCTAATATTAAACTTACGTAGTGGGTTAAGTATTAAATTGAAACCAGATGTAAGAACTGTTCCAGCAGCTTCGCCTAGAGATGCTGCAGCGGGCTTTAATAAAGCGTTTGTCGTCTCATCTGGAATCGGATTCGTACCTGTCATAATATCAACTCTCCTTAAACCCTCGCCACCGGGGCTATTTTTTTGCCCAATAAAAGCCCCAAGCCGTTTGGCTTCTACCAATTGCTCGGGGAAATAAACACTATTTCAGATCTATCTTGATTGACTTGTCATTCCAAAATGACGGCTGATATTGAAGCTGTAATGACTTAGCATCTGTTTTTGCTTGTCCTACAAGATTACCCGTAACTGTAGCACCTTTATCTAAAGAGCCTGAATGAAGAGTATCTTCAACATTTGTGGTAATCTCGCTGAAATCGGTTTTGTTACCATCGGCATTTAATTTGAAAAAGAAGGGGTTATAATCTTGTGACTTGTCGGTGTTGTTTGTGATTGTGATATTTGCGATTACATATTGCTTACCTGAATCCGGAGTGTTAATGTCATCGCCTTGGTCGAATTTGACATTATTTACCTTAATTTCATAGCCTTTATAGCTTGCAACTTCACCAACTTTATACACTTTATCTTCCGGTTCCGAAGATGAGGCTGTACTTGAAGATGATTTATCCGTTTTGCTAACTGCCGTTTTTTCTGTGGATTCGCTGCTTGATTTTCCCTTATTATTGAGGCCACCACCGATTGCTGCTAGCACAACAACAACTAATATCCAAAACCAAACACGTTTGTAAAAAGGCTTCTTCACCTTATATTGCTTACCGTCAGCACCCATTACCTTTTTTGCCATTTTGATTTCCTCCATAAATATTCAGCTTTTACCGTCTTCCGTATCTGGACTAACAACTAATTATATATAAAAATCTTTTATCGCTTCTGAAGCAGCATCTTCCATTGGTGATGGAATGCCAAAGGCTTCCATGAATTGATTCAGGTTAGCATCTTCTTTATCAATATCAGCAAAATATAAAGGAACAAGCATATGAATTCCTCCTATATTAGCTTCACCTTCAATGCTGTTCTTTGAAGCTGAATAAAAGTATAAGCAAGCCGGATCTTGATGTAGAACATGCATGATTTCGTGTGCAGCCTGATAAGGTAATTGCTTAGGCTTGTGCCAATTCATATTAACCGCAATCCAGCGTGTTTCAGGATTAGAAACTGACGGCGTGTACGGCTTTAGCTTATATGTCAGCTCAGCCCCAACTCCACGGTCAAATCCGTAGTTTAAAACCTCTCTCAGCATATCACTAGTAAAATCAGTCATCATGTTTGCCACCTCGAAGAAGTCTCTTGATTATCTCAAGATCTTCAGGCGGAATGGGGCGACCTTCAAAAGTCATGATGGTGTCATTTTTTGAATCTGATATGTCAATTTGCTCCGGCTTTGAGCGAACATCAGTAACTCCAAGCAAAAAGTCGGTAGAAACATTAAAGTAACTGGCTAGTTTCTTAATAGAATCTTGGTCAGGAGTTCTTTCGTTCTTTTCATATAAAGAAACAGACGCTTTGCTGACATTTATAATTTTTCCGACATCAGATTGGGTCATCTTCTTTTCGTTCCTAAGTTCTTTTAGTCTTTCTCCGAAGCTCATCATATCACCTCATAGGAATAGAATAGTGTATACAAATTGTAAACTCAACAAAGTTTAAAAAAAGTTCACTTTTTTAGTTGACAGTTTACTAATTGTAGATTATAGTGTTTACATAAAGTTGATTAGGAGGTGATCATTTGAACGAAAAGCTGAAAGAACGCCGCAAGGAATTTCATCTTACAATGCAAGATATTTCAAATATGATTGGCATTAGCAAAGGATATTATTCATTGATCGAACGCGGAGAACGCCGTGTCAGCTATGAATTGGCATTTAAAATTGCCACTGCATTAAAAACGAAGCCGGATCTTATTTTTTTGGAATACCAGTCAACTTTAAGTAAACATAATTCCGCCCAGCGAGAGGAGAAAGTCAAATGAACCGACAGCAAATGATCGAAGCGCTGATGAGCTACCGCGATGATAAGCCCAAAGCTTTTTGGGAAACCATGGACGATGACATGCTCGAAATGGCAATCAGCGCTGAGAAAGAACATGCAAGGAATGAAATGATTGATTACCTTGCTACAGCTTAATTATCAATCTAGGCGTTGTATAAGGTACCTAAAAAAATAGACGAAAGAAGGCGTCACATGGCAGACGAAAAATATTCGCGACAGTTATCGCTTGCAATTGAAACTTCTGGATTGAGCAAGCGATACATAAGCAGGAAGTCGTTTTTATCCGAGAGCTCAATTGGCAAATATGCGTTAGGTCAGCGGAGCGTTGATCACGAGAAGAAAAAATCGTTGTGGTCACTTTTGAAGGGAGTGCGCTTAGGACTTTCTTCAGCCAGAGCAGACTTTGGAACTATTTCGTTCATGAACAATCCACGAATCAATGAAGATGTTTTCGCTGCTACGACTACGGCAGATCAAGAGGAGTCTGAAAGAAAAGCAATCTGGACTGACTTCAAGAATGCAATCAAGGTTCCAGAGGAAAAGCGAACGCGACAGCAACAAGAGACTGTCACAACGGGGTTTAAGGAATTGGTTGAAGAGATTGCTTCAGAACAAACCGAATTAATTGAACTTGCTGAATATGGCGGCATTGATCCACAGCCGTTCATTGACAAATTTAATCAAACGTTTGGAGGGTAGCAAAAAATGCAGGATATGAAGCAACGAGATCACAAGCATACTTTTATTACTCAGACAGAGGCCGCTCGCATGTTTGACGTCACGCCATTCAGTGCCAAGTGGAGAAGGATGAAACAACAGCCTGACTTCCCACAATTGCACTATATGACCGATGATCCGAGAGAACGAGGGACATTCAAGCTTTCAGAGATTGAGGATTATCTAAACAACTTGTAGGAGGTCTAACAAATGCTAGAAGCAATCATGTCGGTGTTGTTCGACCCATCATCAGCCTTTTGGAAATATCTGCTTGTCGTTCTCGCTGGCATCATGATCGGCGCCACAGCAGTAGGAGGTTGGAAACAATGGACACGTTAGGAGAAAGAACTATGCGTGATACGAAGGCATATTGGCAAGACATTCATGATCAAGCCGAGAACGTGATTTACAAGAGCCATGGAGATAGCGGTTGGCTTTGGATGTTCGAACTTAGTCAACGGATGCTCAACAAATGCGCACAAAAAAATCCCGTAGCGCCAACTACGGGAAGTCAAAAACTTAGCACATTAAATTATAACTTAAGTTTATCACGGAAGGCGGTTGATGACCATGCTTGATTACAACACAGCGGTTCTTAACGAGTATCAACGACGAGAAGCACTTGAAGATAAAGCTATCGCTGATTGGGAATCCTATCACGGTACCGTCTTGCCCAAAGATATGGATATGGAGCAGGCAGAGGAGTTCTTGTCAATGGCTGATGACTGGAATGTTGATCGTACGAAGCCTTGGTTTTACCAGTCCCGGTATGCCTCTCCACTTGATGGCGCATTTAATGAAGGAAAAGAGTTTTCCTATTTGAGCGATCAAGTTGTGGAGCATGGAATTGGCTGGTTCTACCATCGAGTCTTGCGCGATCCATCTGATTACTTCAGTGACCAAGCGATTGTCAACACATTGTTCGGAAAAGAAGGTCCAATTTCAATCCTCGAATTTCTAAAAGAACGTGGATTCAAACAATGGCCAAGAAAACAGGAGGAGTACAAATGAGCAATCAATACGATCTGGCTAAGATTCCAGTCAAGAAATTAATTGAAACAGATGCCATTAAGAATAAGTTTGCAGCGCTTCTGGACAAACGGGCACCACAGTTTCTGTCATCGATTGCCAGCGCGGTAAGCCTTAATCCAAGCTTAGCCAGAGTTGATCAGTTAAGTGTTATCAACTCGGCCCTGGTAGCAGCAACGCTCGACCTTCCGGTTAACCCGAGCTTGGGTTTTGTCTACATCGTTCCATACAAGAACCAGGCGCAGCCACAGATTGGTTATAAAGGCTATATCCAATTAGCTCAACGATCAGGACGGTATCAGCGCCTGACTGCTTTACCAATTTATGAAGATGAGTTCAAGAGCTGGAACCCACTAACAGAGGAACTTGAGTACACGCCGAACTTCCACGATCGCGAAGCAAGCGAAAAACCGGTTGGCTATGCCGCATCGTTTAAACTGACTAACGGTTTTGAAAAGATGGTCTATTGGACATATCAGCAAGTCGATGATCATCGCAAGCGTTTCAGCAAATCTGGTGGTGGCACGGAGCCCAAGGGCGTTTGGAAAGACAACTACGAAGCTATGGCCCTGAAGACGGTAATCAAATCGCTGCTGACTAAGTGGGGTCCAATGACAACCGACATGCAAAGCGCGGTCAGTGCCGATGAAAAACCAGTCGAAGCTGATCCAGAACTGAAGGATGTTACCCCCGAAGATCCTAACTCGATCGAGGATGCACTTAACGCTCCCGCTGAACCCGTCACAAAATCGGAGGTGAAGCCAGATGCTCTTAAGCCAGACATTACCCACGACCCAAATGCAGGAAAACAACCAGAAATCTTTGACGGTCAACAAGGATAATTATTACTCGCTGGATACCAGTTTCAAATATCAGTCTGCTACCTGGTTTAAGAAATTTCTGACATGCGAAGCAGAAGCGATGGCCGAGTTGCAAGGTAAATGGACACCAATAGGTGATCCGACTGCCTTGCTGGTTGGAAACTATCTACACAGCTATTTCGAATCCAAGCAAGCTCATGAGTCTTTTATCAAAGGACACCCAGAGATGTTCTCAACTCGTGGATCATCAAAAGGACAACTGAAAGCCCCGTATAAACAAGCTGATGCGATGATTGCCACGCTTGAAGCTGATGAGAATGTTCAACGACTTTATCAGGGCGAAAAAGAAGAGATCCTGACCGGTGATCTGTTTGGGGTCGAGTGGATGGGCAAGCTGGACTGCTTCGACTCCACAAAGTCATTCTTTTTGGATCTGAAGACCACACAGTCGCTTCACAAGAAGTATTGGAAACCAGGAGAACGTCAGCCAACCAGTTTCGTTGATGCCTATAACTATCAGCTTCAGATGGCGGTTTATCAGGAGCTGATTTACCAAAATTACGGAACGCGACCACGAGCATTCATCATTGCCGTGACCAAGGAAGATGTACCCGACCATGCCGTCATCGAAGTGCCACAGTACCGTATGGACGAGGCGCTGGAAGAGATCCATGACAGCACCGAACACGTTGAGGCGGTTAAATCCGGTCAGGTGCGGCCACATCGATGTGAGGCCTGTGATTACTGCAAGGCAACTAAACGAGTCGCCACAATTATCAGCATGGATGAGCTAGTCGAGTAGGAGGTGACTCACCGCATGGATTTATTCAAGCTAATTCGAGAGTTCTACATTCAGCAAAGCGTTAATCCGCTAAGCACAGGACAGATAGCATTATGGCATGGGCTGGTTTACCAATGTAACCAGCTAGGCTGGCCAAGCGAATTCAATATGCCGAATCGAACACTTGAAACGTTGACTGGTTTAAGCCGTCAGGGCATCGTCAAAGCCCGCAACGCGCTAAAGCAGTCAGGGCTGATAGATTTTCAAACTAACGGTGTTAAGGCAACGACCTACTCAGTCATCGATATTTCACGAAAACTTAGTACGTCAGATAGTAGGCAACCTAGTAGTCGAGCTGATGACAGTGTGTCAGATAGTAGGCAACACAGTAGGCAACCTAGTAGGCAACACAGTTTACAAGGTAGTTTACAACCTAGTAGGCAACACAGTAGCACATACACTAAACAAGACGAGACTAAACTAGACAAAACTAAACGACAACAGACTACTGCTCCAGTAAAGGCAGCAGAGAGGTCTGCTGAAGAACCGTCATCGTCGTCATCATCAATTCTTGATATTTGCAATTTCTGGGAAGGCAACGGGTTTGGACAACTATCACCGTTCACCAGAGAAAGCCTTGTTGATTGGGTTGATGACATGCGAAAAGCAGGATCACCTGAACCTGAGAAGCTAGTTCTAAATGCGCTGCGGACTGCAGTTGAAAGCAATGTCAGAAACTACAAGTACGTCAACGGCATCTTGAAAAACTGGGAGAGCAAGCGTCTTCTCACGGTTGCTGCTGTCGAAGCAAACGATAGTGAACGCAAAACGAATCAGCCTCAGCGGCATTACGGCAAGCCGGAGCGCGTTGATAAAGAACCTGATTGGTTAAAGCCTGGATATCAGGAACCAAAGCATGAAGTGACGTCCGAACAGCGGGCCAAGCTGGCTGAACAACTTGAACAACTCAATAAACTCGGCGAAAAGAATTAGGAGGGAAGCATATTGCTAAACAGTGTCTCACTAACAGGCCGGCTGACAAGAGATGTTGATTTGCGCTACACACAAAGCGGCACGGCGGTAGGATCATTCACACTGGCAGTTGATCGCAAATTCAAGAGCAAAAACGGAGAACGAGAAACTGATTTCGTAAATTGCCAGATCTGGCGCAAGTCGGCTGAGAACTTTGCAAATTTCACCAAAAAAGGCTCCTTGGTTGGTGTGGAAGGCCGTATTCAAACGCGTACGTACGATAACGCGCAAGGGCAGAAAGTGTTCGTGACTGAGGTAATCGTTGATAATTTTGCTTTGCTTGAGTCACGACAGGCGTCTAAGAACAGTCCTAAATCACCGCAAACAGCCAATACATCAGCGACAGCGACCACAAACGCGAGTCAAACGACTCCAAATGCTTCGCGAGCGAATGCCACGGATCCGTTTGCTAATAATGGCCAGCCGCTCGATATTTCTGATGATCTTCCGTTCTGACTTAAAAGAGGTAGTTAAAAATGGAAAATTGGAAAGACATTGAGAATTACAAGGGAATCTATCAAGTATCTGACAAAGGCCAAGTGCGAACGATCCCCGGGAAAACGACAGTACGCATGTTTAACGGGCGCAAAATTGTTCGGCATTGGAAAGGACGAACACTCAAGCAGAAGACTGATAAGGGCGGATACAAGCGCGTTACGTGTGGAAATCTCGTGCTAGTAAGCAGTTTTTGGTTCATCGGCTAGTATGTGCGGCTTTTCATGCGAACTATGAAAATTTACCGGATGTGAATCACATCGATGGAAACCCGTCAAATAATAATGCCGATAATCTGGAATGGATAACTCCACGTGGGAACTTGATGCATGCATATGAGCATAAGCTCAACAAGGCGGCAGTTCCTGTCGTATTGCGCGATCCGTCAACTGGAAAAATTGAATATTTTTATAGTCGGTCTGAAGCCTGCCGTTTTCTTGATCGCTGTCCTGAATACATTGGAGACGCAATTAACCGTGGAGATACAGAGGTAGACGGATATGAATTATTTACAGCCCTAACAAAGTGATGTCATTCCAGAAAAATATGGAGGATCAACATGTGGCACATCATTGAAAGATTTATGCGTGCAAAAGGCTACGGTATCCGTCAACTATCCAGAGTTGCTGGGTATAAAAATCCAACAACTATTTATTCGATCAAAACCGGACAAAGCAAAGACCCGTCATTTTCAACGATGATACGAATTGCAGACGCTCTAGGCGTTAGCCTTGACGAGCTGAGGCCTGATAAGCAAGCAGGAGGGAAAAGCATGACACAAGTAACAGTGCGTTTATACAAGCAGGGCGACAAAGTGTGGCGCGATTTCAAAGCGGAATTGATTAAGCGCTACGAAAATTCAGCAATGATAGACATTTCTGAAAGCGAAGCATTCTCAAAAATCGAAAAGCAAGAGTTCAACAACCGGATTGTTGTATCAAAGAAAGCGATTGTCGAGAAACGTGCGGTAGCCGGTGTTGATGACAGCGACATTTTGAAGACATCAGTCAACACCGGCCTTAAAAAGATTTCAAAAAAGCGAAAAGAAGCCCGGGCCAAATACGCGCGCGGAATTGCAGAAGCGGCCTCACAATGTGACACGCTGATTGACGTTGCAAAACGGATCGGGAAGTCAACAACGTTCGTGAAGCGAGTGGCAAGCGAATTTGAGATCAATTTGCCACGCCGTAACAACGGCCATGAAGAGATTGCGAGTCGCTAGCCATGATTATCCGCAAGAGACGCAGAGGCAAGTACAATGCGCAACCAGTCGCAATTGATGGCATTCGATTCGCAAGCAAAGCAGAGGGTGCTTACTATCGGCTGATACGCAACAAGCCACAGAAGATCACGATTCAAGAATCGTTTGAGATTTTGTCGGCATTCAAGATCAATGGAAAACGTTATTCAGCACGAAGATACACACCCGACTACTGCTTCTATGACGGTGACGAATTGACAAAAGTTGTTGACGTTAAAGGCGGAGACGCGACTTTGACCACCGATGCTAGGCTTCGAATGCTGCTGTTCATGATCCGCTACAAGATACCAATCACAATTGCTAGATATGACTATCACACAGGACTATTCACGGAAGAGCAACTTTAAAAACTAAGGAGAAAAAATCATGAATAAAAAATTGACATTTACAGTAACTGTTTTATCAGGACTTATGTTTGGGGCCGGTGCAACCGCCATTGCCGACAATGTTTGGCAAGGTCACCAGAACATCGTGGAGACCAAAAACAATATCGACAAGCTGACGGCTAAGATCAACGCTTCACAATCTAGCTTGTCCAATTTGCAACATCAGTTGTCTGACGCGCAGGCACAGTATGCGGCCCTAAAACAGCAATACGACAACGGCATGGCAAGCAAAGATGCCCAGATTCAGCAAAAGATCGTTGAAGGCCAGCAAGCAGTTGCCCAGAAACAGGCTGAGGTCGATGCTAAGCAGCAGACCATCAATTATCTTACATCACAGTTAGAAGCCGCCAAACAGGCAAACAATGACTTGTCACAGGCAATCAAAGACGCACAGAGCATCAAGGACTATTCCGATCAGGCTGTGAAGTCAGCAAACGCACAGTAGGAGGACGACCAATGAAAACAGGAGACGACACGTTCGATGACATCTACATCAGCAAAAAGACTGGCAAGGTCGTAGGCGTCATATATGAAGATGTGGACTACAAGCTAGTGCCAATCAAACAGGAGGACGAAAAATGAAAGTAACAGCAGCATTTGCATTGCCGCATGACCACTATGATTGGAATCAGGGGCTATATCAGTTGGCAATGGTTACGCGGAACTATTCAATTGACAATGATCAAGAAAACTTCAGCAAGTACAATATCATGCTTTGCAATTACGCGCGGGAGATCTTTAAGATTCCTAATCTGATGATCATTGAATGGAAGCCCTCGAACGACATTGCGTTCATCGTGTTAGATGGTACCCCAGATGGTTGCTGTCACACGGCATATGACATTGGCTACCGTCATCTTCCAGAAGAATACAAGGGAGAGGACGGGAAATACAGCATTCCATTAATCCATTCGCAAGAGGAACTTGACGATACGTTGGCACACATTCACAGCATGAACATCTTACACAAACAGGAGGACGAAAAATGAGCGAAGCAAAGTGCGAGCTCTATAACGACCACTTTCAGAACTTTAAGCGATACGGTATTCCAAAGGCACAGCTTGTGATTGCTGACATTCCTTACAACATTGGGAACAACGCCTACGGGTCAAACCCAACTTGGTATGTTGGTGGGAACGACAAAAATGGAACTAGCAGTAAGGCTGGCAAGACGTTCTTCGATACAGACGTTGATTTCCGCGTTGCCGAGTTCATGCATTTTTGTAGTCACATGCTAGTCAAGGAACCAAAAGAGCGCGGAAAAGCACCAGCAATGATCGTGTTTTGCGCATTCCAACAGATGCAGATGGTTATCGAATATGGGAGGAAATACGGGTTCCAACACAGTTTTCCGCTGATATTCATCAAAAACCAGTCGGCACAAGCTCTGAAAGCCAACATGAGGATCGTGGGTGCTACCGAGTACGCCGTGGTCTTATACCGCGACAAGTTACCGAAGTTCAACAATGATGGGCAGATGGTATTCAACTGGTTCCGGTGGGATACGGACAGCACCTATCCTAAGATTCATCCCACACAGAAGCCTATTCCAGTGCTGAAAAGACTGATCGAGCTGTTCACCGATCAGGGTGACGTTGTGATCGATCCGTGCGCTGGTAGTGGATCTACGCTAAGAGCGGCTGCGGAACTAGGCAGATCTTGTTTTGGGTTTGAAATTAAGAAGGATATGTACAGGCTGGCAAAAGAGAAAATGCTCAGCAACATGTCTTTGGCGCTTTTGTAAGGAGGGCGAAAAATGAGCGAAGAAAAACTGTACGCGGTTAAGAACGACGAAGGCGAATGGATGTCATTAGACGGCACGCAAACGGAAATTTGGTACTCCAATAACCCCACATTATTCAAGGATAAGAGCTATGCGGAGGCTCAAAGCATGGGCCGCAAAGCCCACGTGGTCGAGCTAGTCGAGCCTGAAAAGGTAGTGCTAACCGAGGAACAAGCCGAAATCGTTGAAGGGGCAAACGAATCTCAATTTCCAGCAGACTATATTACTCAACACACTCCCTCTTCTGATGAAGAAAGCCTGCTGATGAATGCTTACGTCAACGGATACACCGTGGCAAAGGAAAAGAAATACAACGTCAAGGTGCCGTATGCAGTCAACAGCTACTTCAAAAAGATTGACGCTAACTACTGCATCGCTGGAGATACATTCATAGTTGACCGTGAC